CCTACTCAATATCTATCTTCCATCCGGAAATATGTCCGTAGTCTTTATATTCTTGCCCATATCTCCGATGAGCTTGAGCGCAGAGCTAGGCTCATTATCCCAGGTAATTAATAATTCCGCTTGCAATCCAGCTCCAACCTGCCTTATCATGTCCGTATGGCAAGCGATAACAAGTCTCTCCGGCCACTTACCGCAAAACAGGCCAAATTTACCACTGAGTACCTAAAAAACGGGCGAAATGGATTCAAAGCAGCCCTAGAAGCCTACGATTTAGGGCAAAGTGAACAGAATTTAGCCACTGCAAGGCAAATGGCATCAGAAAACTTGACCAAACCGAATATTCAGGCAGCGATTCTTGCCCTACTTTCCAAATCCAAGCCAATCGAAGAAAAAATCACCACTGTAATTGATGATGCAATGAGATGCGATGAGTCAATCATCTCCGCGCAAGCGCATGGAATAAGGCTACGAGGCGCTGATATGGCAGCAAGGCTCATAGGTGCGTATCCGGACCAAGACCAGCAATCAGAGCGCAGACCCACAACGCAGATCAATATCGGGGTCTCAGACATTGAGATGCGGTACATCGTGCTACACGGTCGTAAGCCTACCGATGCAGAGTTGCGCCAATTACAGGGCGATACTCCGCAAGCTATTGATATTACAGCAGATACCGGCACTGATCCAGGTGCCGATTCATAGTCCAGCTTCTGATATTATATGTTATGACTACCACCATTACGTATACCATGCCCCGATAACTCCAGCCATATCAGCATGTTACATGCATAGCACGGTATACCTGTAGCGTGTTATGCAGGGTGATTTGTGGTGCTACCACTATATGTTGGGGTGAGGGGTGATCCCGTTCTCAGGATGCAGGGGCATCTGGTAGGCCGGCAGGCAGGCCCGACACGCCGGAGGGTAGGAGTCCCGTTTCCTTTGGTGTCCAAACACTTCCCTTGTGACTCCCCATCCCTGAAAAAAATATTATAAAATTTTCAGATCCTATTCCCACCTTGTAAACTAATTCTTGACAAAGCATTGATGATAGTGGTATAAGTGATGGTGTGTAGTAAACGTAATGGTGGGGGTGGGGAAATGGGAGCGAGGAAGCGATATAAATACCGGGTGGAAGAGATGGTAGTGATGTACACGATGCAGCATTTGACGTATCAGCAGATAGGGGACAGGTACGGGATGACGCGGGCGAATGTGATGAAGATACTGCGGGGAGCGGGGGTGGTGGCGAAGGATGGGGAGTGGGTGGAGTGTGTATGTGATTATTGTGGGAATGGGGTGAGGAAGAGGCGGTCGGAGTGGCGGAAGGCGGTGAGGCAGTACTGTGGAGAGGAGTGTTATCACAAGAGTCGGGAGAATCCGGCGTATTATTCCTGGAGGCAGGGGCAGAACATAGGGAGGCAGGTAGTTGGGCATTATTACCGGTTGGAGCCGCACAATGTGGTGCATCATCGGGATGGGGACAATAGGAACAATGAGGTGGGGAATTTGGTGGTATTTGAGAATCAGAGTGAGCACATGAAATATCATCATGGGGTGAGTGAAGTTGAGGTATTATGGGATGGTGGGGGAAGTTAAAAATTGAGGATTCGCGGAAAATATTTTAAAAATTTATGAGTGGGAAGGGGGGGGGAGAGATGGACGGTTTAAAGGTATACCGTGGGTTGGCGAAGGTACGGGACGGAATATTGGACATAATGGATGAGGTATGGTATGGGCTGGAGGATTGCGAGCGAGAGGAATTGAATTGCAGTGGGGAAGTAAAGGAACAAGTCGAAATAGATTCATTGAAGTATTTGATTAGGAGTATCCGAGAACTTCCAAGTCCTGATCTACAAGAAATTCAAGAGAGGGAAGAGAGATTACGTCAGGTGCGGCTTGATGCTGGTGGGTATGGATTTAAGACCAAAGCGGATGTTACTCAGTTGCTTGAATATATATACAGTTTAAGATTAGAGCTTCTGGATTACCGTGAAGGAATGGTTTCACGGCGTGAAGTTACTGAATGAAAGGCGAGGCGATGGATGAATGCAAGCATACGAATATGGAATTAGATCCGACAGTGCCGAGTGGGGTTAGGTGCATGGATTGCGGTAAGGAATACACTTGGATCAACGGGAGTTATGAGCGGTATGAAGCGATAGTTGAGACGATCCAGAGGATTGAAGATTCATGGGAATAAACGTAGTGCCGCCGAGGAAGCCTGCGAGTTACAAGGGCGAGGTGCCGTGGGAAGAGATCTGTGCGATGGAGGAGGAGTTATGCCGGAGGTCGAGGACGTGGTTATTTGAGCGGCATTGCGTGATAAAGAACAAGCAGGGGGCGTTGCAGTTGATGAGTCCGTTGACGTATGCGCAGCGGAAAGTAATGGCGATGATAGAATTGTTGAGGGGGAGCAAGCAGCCGGTACGAATAATAATAGCGAAGAGTCGGAAGCGGGGATTAAGTACGTTTGTTGCGGCAGATATGTTGGCGAGTGTACTGTTTGAAGGGTTGGATGGGTTGATTATCACGCACGAAGTGGATTTGAGCGAGAAGTTATTTCAGATAGCGACGCGATTTTTCGAGAATCTGGACAAGCCATGGACGCCGGACATTCCGCCGTTATCGCGTCCGAAGTTGTACAAGGGAGTGACGAACAAGCGGGAACTTAGGTTTCAGAGTGCTGAAGGGCACATATGGGTTGAGACGGCGGGGAGCAAGTACGCGGGGACGGGACAGACGCCGCAGTATATCCTGGCCAGCGAGCAATCGAAGTGGGAGAAGGGTGCGGATGTGGCGATAAGTTTATTTCAAGCGATTGCGACGATGCCGAACACGACGATGATAATTGAGAGCACGTTTAACGGGCATGATGGGCTATTTCTGCCGTATTGGGAAGATGCGTATCAGAACTGTCGGGTCTGGTTCACGGAAGAGAAGGATCAGTTTGGTAGTCAGAAGTTGGTGGCGCATTACGAAGTGACGAATCCGGTAAAGTGGAATCATTTTGTTCCGGTATTTATTTCGATCAAAGACGATGAAGATGCGTGGTTGGAATTTAAGGATCAGAATGAAAAGGAGAATTTTCGAAATAGTTTAAGCGTAAGAGAGAAATATTATCATGAGGATCAAGGTGCAAGTCTGGAATTGCTGAACTGGCGGCGGATGCAATTGAAATTGACATGCCAGGGCAATGAAGATATTTTTGCCCAGGAATATCCGATGACGCCCGAGGAGGGGGTGCGGGCCAGTGGCCGGTCGCGGTTCGATCATGCAGCGATTGACCGTATGCCGATTGAGGATGGGATTAAGGGTGAACTGTATTATTCCGGAAGATGGGATAAGGCGATATTGTTTCGGAATGATCCGAAGGGGGATTTGACTCGGTATCGGGAACCAATGCACGGGCACAGATACGTCGTTGCGATTGACACGGCGGAAGGGAAACTTGACGCTCATGGCCGCGCTCAGGACGATAGCGTGATTGATGTGTACGATTGCGACAATCAGATGGAACAAGTGGCGCAACTTGCGGCCCCGATAGCTGTGGAGAACCTGAAGTCGCCGGCCATGCTGATTGCTGAATATTATAATAACGCTTTTATTATTCCAGAATGCAATAGTAGTGGTAGAATGCTTTGCATCGAGTTAGGGCGGGAATATCCGCGTGAACGATTGTACCATCGAGATGATTGGGATACGGACAAGACGCGTATGAACCGTGAAATAGGCTTCAGGACGACAGTAGGGAATAAGGAAAGCATCCTGATAGGCGGCTTGGCCGAGGCCATATCGAATAATGAGATTGTGTTTCACAGTAAGAAAACCGTCAGCCAATTACGGACATTCATAAAGAAACCCGGCGGGGGTACGGAAGCTGAAGCCGGATATCACGATGATTGCCTAAAACAAGGCACGCTAATAAAAACAAATATCGGATATCGTCCGATAGAGAATATTCGTCCGGGCGATATGGTTATGACGCATATGGGACGGTACAAACCCGTAGAGAAATGTATTGAAAAACCGTTTTCAGGTGATTTCTACGAATTTCGTTTCATGGGCCAATTGCCTATTGAATTGAGTTATAACCATCCATTATTGGCCTATCCTAAAACAGTTGATGGCGTCTCAATGTGGAAATCACATAGAAGTCTATGGGTCGTCCCTGGTGATTGGAAAAAAACTTCATTCTCGTGTGCATCGGTAATTGATGGGAGAGAGAATTATCCATTAGAAATCGATGCAATCACCGAATCACAGTTTAAATATAAAAATAGAGGTCCAGTAAAGCTAAAAACAATTCCTCTTGATCGAGATTTTGCGGAATTTCTCGGTAGATTTCTGGCGGATGGATGTGCATCCAAAAGTAAAAATAATGGTTGGAAAAATACCTCAGGCTATAGAATCGAATTATCATTTAATAAAACAGATATTTTAGGAATAAAAAAGTATTCTCAATATCTGGAATCTATAGGAGCGTCTATACGGTTAGATAGAAGAGGAAAGAATTGTGTTGCTATAGCCGCCAATTCAAAATTATTGCATTATGCGCTCAGATTATGCTATGACGAAAATAAAGAAAAAATACTTCCTCCATACTTTACGCAATTATCGAATTATTGGGACTCTATTTTAAATGAATGGTTGGCGGGGGACGGGTGGTATAGAGCAGGCCAAAATCATATAATTGGATGTACGACGAGTAAGTCCCTTGCTCTTGATATGAGGGATATATCATGGGTATATGGGAAATACGCAACACTTCAAGAAGTAACGCGACATCGGTATAATAAAAAATCAAAGAATCAATATTGGGTAGCTATTCATGATAAGTGGCCAGGATTTTCCAGACAGCGTCGATTGTCAGGAATGCATTTTGGGTCTAATGCAAGGAAGATTAGAAAATATCATTATAATGGGAAAGTATATAATCTTCAAGTAAAAGAAGATAGATCCTTTGTTGCCAATGGAATTATTGTTCATAATTGTGTAATGACTGGCGCTATGGCTGTTCTCGGCGCGAAAGTCTATCCTCAATTGCGGCGATTGAAAGAAAATAGGATATTTCAACAGCATGTGCAAACTAAAACGAATGCAACCAGAAACGAATGCACGGGGTACTGAAAATGGCGATAAATGACCTTGTAAAAAAGATTGAATTAACCGGAGACGCCGAAGACCGGCTGAAACGGGCGCTTCGGGATATGATCGATTCGGCGCAGAATTTCAGGAAAACATCCGAATGGGACGATCTTCACGCAATGTACTGGCGAATGCATCTAAGCATTCCGGATCAAAAAGTGAAATCGTTTCCATGGGAAAATGCCAGTAATATGTATCTGCCATTGACTCAGGTGATGGATCACGCCGTCGTTGCTCATGAATTCGATACTTTATTGGCCGTTTCGCCGAATGTGATTGGAATGGAATCGGGCGATTATCTGGAATCCCAGGATCTTTCCCAATATTATTTCGATTATTACTATAAGGAAGTGATTCCACTTCAGCAACTTGGTGCCGATTGGCTCATGGATAATACCGTCGATGGAACCAGTTCGGTGAAAGTGAGGCAGAATCAGGACTTTTTCGTCCGGCGCGAAGATCGGATTCAGGAACGCGAGGAACGCATCGATAGAAGCGTTGAGAAAGGGTTTCCCGAAGGTTCGATTGTGGAAGTGAACGTTAATTACGACCGGGTGGAAGATGTCAAAATCGATCAGGTTAACCAGACGACAGTGGAATTATCCGATATGGAAGATATTTTCGTCGCTCCCGGCAGCGGTCCCGGATTCCAGTATCCCGTTTGCCCCTGGTATTATCAGCGACAATATCTGAACCACGAAGAACTTATCGCACGACAGCGATTGGGATATAAAGTAACGGAAAAAATGAACGATCACTTCCTGAAACGCGAACCGACGGAAAAGGATAAGGCCATTAATGAAAAAGAAGGACTGGAAGAAAACGAAGTGATGGAAACGCTCTTCACCATCGAGATGTACATGCGCTGGCCATTGCCGGCGAGATTCCAGGTTGTTTCGAACGAAATGCCCGAAGGCGAAGATGATGTAATCGAACAGAAAGCTTCGGAAGAGGAAGGCTATGCGGAAGAAGTTATCGTGAATTATTGCATTCCGACAGAAGAAATTATGATGATTCGTCCATTGTCCCGCGTCTGCCCGGACAATAAACGGCCTCATGTGCTCAATCATTACCAGAGAATCAATGGCCGGTACTTCTACGGTTCCGGAATTCCGTCGAAACTCCGATACATTCAGCAGGGATTGAATACGGCCCGGAATCAGGGCGTGGACTATGGCACGCTGGCTAATGTGCCGTTTTACATGTACAGTCCGGCGATTACCGGCGTGATGCCGTCAATTATCGGAATATCGCCCGGCCAGGGCATCGAAGTGCAAGACCCACGAGGTGTACTGTTCCCGCGATTCAATCACGATCCGAACTTCTTCCTCTCTCAGGAACAGCAGCTTCAGGCTTATGGTGAGAAATTGTCTTCCATCAGCGACCTGAATATCGGGAGAAACCCTTCAACGCCCAATGCGCCTCGAACAGCGCGGGGCATGTACTATCAAATCCAGCAGTCAACCGTGGCATTCACGATTCTTGTCAGCCTGCACGCGATGGCTTTTGTTGAAATGTTCCGAAAAGTTCACGCTTACCATAAAAGATTCGCTAAACCGGATGCAATGTACCGGATATTGAATCGTAAATCCGGCGCATTCCAGAAGAAATCAGTGCAACGCGGCATGTTCAATGACGATGTGGATTTCGATTTCACGTTCAATAACAGCCGTTCGACTGAAGCGCAGACTAATACGACGCTTTATCAGATCACTCTGGATGCAATCGGAAAAGCAATGCAAATGCCGCCATTGGCGAATAATATCCGCATGATGCTGTCCGATATCTGGCTATCGAGCGGGAAAAAGAACTTCGACCTGATTTGGCCGAAAAACCTCATTCCCGCCATGCCGCAGGCAAATAGTCCAATGCCCGGTGGAAATCAACCGGGACGGATTCCCGGCGGCGGGGGCGGGATGGACATGAATAAACTTGGCGGCATGGGCGGGGAAATGCCGAAACCGGAGGTGGCGGTATGATGGAATGGCCGGAAGAATTACGCATCAGGCTTCAGACATTGATTTCCAGTTCAGACTGGGAACCAGTGAAGATGGTACTCGACGCATTGACTACGCAAGCGTCAAGAGCGTGCGAAACCTGCACCGACGATCATCGGTTTTATCAAGGTCAGGTGTTTGCCTATAAAAATCTGGCAAATCAACTTGTAGTAGCGTCAATAAAAAATGAAAAGATACAGGCGGATCATACGCCGGTAGAACATTTTTCGTATTAATCTGGCGCAATTAGCGTTCGGATTATAACATCGTGGGTTGAGCGGCCCGCCATTGAAGCGATTGGCGCTTTTGAGTGTGCCCTCAGCCGATTATCAATCAGCAAGGAGAATAAATCATGCCCGATACAGATCAAACCTCCGTTGAGGAGCCGGTCGTAGACCCAACCCCCGATCCGGAGCCGGCATCAGATTCGAATGATTCAACTTCTAAAACCGCTCAGCCCACGGTTGAAGAATTACAGGCAAAACTTAATCGCCTGGAAAATAACTATAAAGGCACATTTCAGGAATGGAATCGAGAGAAGCAAGAACGCGAACGCCTGCAAAACATCATCAATGAAAGAATGGCGGCACCTCCTCCTCCGCCGCCTAAAAAAGACCCGGAATACCCTTCAGACGAAGAACTTGCCAAGAGGGAACACGCTGCAATCATCGACGGCGATATGCCTACACTTGCATCCATTCGGAAGATTCAACGTGAAAAGAGCACCAGCGAAGCGGCAAGCCAGTTAAGCGAAATGATTCAAACCGTCTCAAATACGCAACGGCAACAGTCGAGTTTGTCGAATTACTTGAAATCACGCGGCATTACCGATACATCAAGTCCGCTATACCAGCAGGTGAGCAACCGCGCCCGTGAAATAGCCAACGATCAAAACTATTCATTCGCTCACGGCAATATGGCGAATATCGTCGCTATTGCGGCAAATGAAGTGATTGCCAAATCAAATCATGGTCTGCAGGACGCTTCTGATGCTGCGCGGGATCTGGCGGCAAATGCGGCAGTAACAGAGCCGGGAAAAAATAACGGGAAGATACCCGGCGCGAAACCCGCAACGGACAAGATTTATCTGACGCAACTAGAAAAAGATAAAGGCGTCAAGATTCTGATGCGAGCTTATCATATCGGGGAAACCGAAGCGACAAAGAAGTATTGGGAGAACCTTTCTCCTGAAATCAAGGAGAAACGGAAGCAGGAAGGAAGGGCTTCTGCATAAATTATCATTGACATGAATAATTATTTCATGCTATGTGTTTTGCGAATATGAGAAACGAACAGGAAGATAGAATCAGATGTTCGGCATGTGGGGCGTGGAACGATCCGGAAACCCGTCCTCGGGGCGGGCAGTTCGTTCACAAAAGCCTTACAACGACAATCGGGGGCGCAACCGTTTATTACGACGGCAACGGCGCTCAGGGCTGTTGGTTTTGCGGAAGTCCCGCCTGGATGGATGGCGCATCTTTAGGCAGCATGTCACGGGCGGGACGCCGGCAGTAAAATTGAAAGCATCGGAATCACCGCATCAAAATACCCTCTGCGGCACACAGAGACGTAAGTTGCGGCTGAATTCATCTTAGAGGGCACGGAAATGATTCAGTCAACTTATGTCTCATGCGTTTACCAGGTTCAGGCTTCCACTCAGCGAAGCGACTAAACTTCTAAATCAGATTAAAGCCAAAACTGACGCTATTGCCATCGTTAAGCCGGATCGCGTCCTTGGAGCGGTGTGGGTGGATGATCATGTCGCCTTGCGCCGGCCAGTCGTGATGTGCGAAGAATGCTGGCGTCGCTATCGGAATTGGTGGAAATCTTATCATTACCGCCCGGACTGGGGATGGAATTATCGTTCCGATTGCCACGGGTGCGGACGGAAGTTTGTCACTTGCACGTTGTTTCTTGCGGAAGAGAATTTCTTTAGCGTCCTGGACCGTAACAATCATGGGATTAACCCTCAACCATAGGAGTTACTCAAATGGAATACAGTTTCAATGCCGCAGGGTTGGGTGAGGCGATTCTTCGGGAACTGCGCATAGGCGCGACGGTTATCAAAGGTCAGGTGGTAATCTATGATATTACCAATCAGTTGGGAAATATCACAGATGCTTCAACTACCGCTGCAGCGGATTCCGTAGGCGTTACCTACGAAGCCGGGACTTATGCCGCTTCAACTCCCGTTGATGTTCTTACCAACATTCAACCCTTTTCAGTTTACAAATGCCGTGGAACGTTGGGAGCAACCAACAATACCGCGTTGACCATTCATACACAGACTTCGGCGTCTGCAACGGTATTTTCCGCCGCAACAGTCCCGAATGTGGATTTCTCAATGGGAACGCTGTTTATGATTAGCGGTGCGAATAAAGGACGAAAGGCGATTGTAGATTCATTCACAAACGCTACGTCTTACACTTGCACCAACGGTTTTCCCTCCAGCATAGCCGTTGGGGACAAATGCGTTGTTGTGCCGTGGGCGTTAGGATGCAAAAACGTTCAATTGTCAACCACGCTGGACCAGGGCGATGCATCGATAGTTGTTGCAACGGGAATTGACGCGAATGTCGTCGATTGCGTATGCGATTATAATGAATCCAACCCCCTTGTTGATGTGTACTTCGCGCTTGGGGACCACTTCCTCAATCCGAGGTCATAAGGAGAATAAATCATGGCTGTTCCTTTAACATCTCAAGGGTTCGCGGACGTTCTCGATCCTCTATTCCGCGACATAGCAACGGGCGAATACGACAAGGGCAAAAGCCGTATCGGAGATTTCTTCACTATTGAATCTTCAGATAAGCCAACCGAGAAATATTCCGAATTGACCCCGATGGGTAAATTCCAAGAATTCAACGGAGTCCTTCAGTACGACGGAGCCGAACAGGGCTACGATGTGACGGCAACTCATATCGAGAAAGCTCTTGGCGTGCAAATCCAACGGAAACTTTACGACGACGACCAGCATGGCGTTATCGCCGATCAGTTCTCCGGACTGGGCAGAAGCGCGTTCAAGACTCAGGAAGACGACGCCGCCGATATGTTCAATAGCGGGTTTTCCGTTCCGACAACGTTCTACTCCCATACAGAAGGTGTGGCGCTTTGCAGCGACAGCCACACTTGCCCGAATGGGAATATTTCCACCACAACCGGATTCGATAATCTCACCACAGCGGAACTTTCTCCGGTATCCTTGACGGCTAACATCATTCAGATGCGCGGCTTTAAGGATGATGCCGGAGACAAGATCGATCTGATGCCGGATGAATTGATTATTCCCATCGACCTGGAAGATCGGGCAATGGAAATACTTAAAACCGTTCGTGGATTGGACAATGCCGATCAAACCATTAACGTCCATGAAGGACGATTCAAGCTCAAGACCTGGAACCGATTGACCGATACGAACAATTACTTTCTGTGCGATTCCTCTGAACGCGCCCGGAACCTCATCTGGTTCTGGCGCATCAAACTGGAACTCGCCAAGATGGAATCGTTCGACAACATCATCGCCAAGGGCCGAGGTTACATGCGCTATGCGTACTTGCGGCGTTCCTGGAGATTCATACTTGGAGCGCAGGTAAGTTAAGTCAGTTCCGGGACTAACGGGGCGGGAGAGGTCGCACCCGGCGAACCTCACGACTCCATGTGAAAATCTTCCGCTCCCCTTTTATGGAGTAAATCATGCCTAGCAATTTACCAAACAAAATCGGTGGAATACCGTTTCTTGACAAAACAGAACTAATTACGAGTGGACGTGTCTTTTGGGTTGGTAGCGGTACAGGATCAAATAGCGCCGCGAATGCCGGAAGAGATCCGCGTCTTCCTTTGGCTTCAATTGATTATGCCATTGGATTATGCACCGCCAATAAAGGCGATGTCATTTATGTCATGCCCGGTCATGCCGAAACCATATCCGCAGCGGCAGGAATAAACTGCGATATAGCCGGAATCAGCATCATCGGACTCGGCAATGGAACCAATCGGCCATTAATCACATTAGGCACGGCGACGACTGCGGATTTCGATATCAACGCGGCTAACGTGTTGGTGAAAAATCTTCAGTTTACGTCGGCAATCGATAGCCTGGAAAATTTCATTACCGTCGGAGCGAATAACGCCACAATCGAGGATTGCTACTTCTACACGGCAAGCACCTACGAGGCGGTGTGTTTCATCAATATTGAAACTACCTTCGACGATACAACGATCAATCGTTGCGTATTCAAACAGGGAACTGATCCGGGTGGAACTGACGCTGCTGTGAATACCGGGGCGATTTACCTGGTAGACAGTGAGAATGTGTCGATTAATGATTGCCACTTCTACGGACAGTTTGAGACTGCGTTTATCCACAACAAAACAACCGCAGCGACAAATCTTTGGGTCCGAAATTGCACCGGATATTCCTCTCTCGCCACTTCGCAGATATTCCTTCTGGTTGAAGGCGCGACTGGTGGAGAAAAAGGTGGATTGTTTGTCAATCCCGCCGGGACGGACGTTACCACGGCTCAGTTGTTCGGCGTTGAATCAACTAAATTCTTTGCCAGTGGCTATTACGGAAACGATAGCGATGGCGGCGGACAGGGTGCGGTTCAAATCACTGCTGCTGCTTAGTTTTAACCTTTACCGGGGGGCTTCGGCCCCCCTTCTTGTATGAGGATGTGAAAAATGGCTAAAAAACAAAAACAGACAGTTAAAAAGGGCGGAAAAGGGAATGCATTCAAGGATTCTCCTTTTCAGTTGGGCGAAGGCGAACGGTGGTTCAAGGATTCGCGCCCAAAGGGTAAAACATTCGTGAAGAAAGGATAACATGGCTACAAAATATGCTACTTATCGGCAAAGAGAAGATATCACAAAGCAGGTAAACAACATGAACGATATCGCTTCCGATCCGTATAAGTTCGGTTCAATCGAGAACAAAACCCAATTTATGAAACGCAAGAAAGACCTGGAAGCGCAGAAGGTGGCAATTTCACCCCCTGCCATTACCGATGAAGAGCGGGCAAGTCTTGTTCGGCGTCAGGAAACTCTCGAAGCATTCATTAAACTGGAATCGCCCGACATCAAGAAGCCCGCCATGCCGTCCAAAATTGAAATGTGGGAATCTCCCGCTGGAGCGAAAGGCAAACATCTACAGTGGGATAAGGCGATTAAAAAGTACACAATCAATCAGAAGGGCGATGCCGTTCACGCCGTAGAAGGCTACGGGGCAGTCAGTGAATGGAAGGACAATCAGCGGAAACTCTACGCGGAAGCCGAAGCCGACGATCCGGATATTGCCAATATCGAGCAACTCCGACCTCAAAACAGGGATAAATCCTCATTCGGGGATTATAAACGGATTACCTTCGGATCGACCGCACGGTATCGGCAGGCTTATGACGATGTGTTCGGCAAGGGCGAATATGAAGCCGGTGCGGAAGCGCTGGATGCCCCTGCGCCCGTTGTAGCAGCAGGAAAAGAGGTTTTAAAGAAGGAACCTAATCTTGCTGCCCGTAAAGCGGCAAGCGACCGCATGAAGAAATACCATGAAGACAAAAGAGCTGCGAAATTAGCGGCACAGACGGAGGAATAAAATGGCGTTCCCATATTTGCTCGAAAATGGATTTGAAACCGGGGCTATCGGATTCGATACGGCCATAACCGATACGGAATCGAAATCGCTTGGATATCTTCATTACGTCGATTCTGTGAAGAAATATGGCGTTGCCCCATATCGCGGCGCGTATATGTGGGGATTGGATCAGGATGTCGGGACAGCGACTACCGCCTGCAATCAAACGCAAGCGGCATTCAATGTTTCGGACACACACGCCTACGCCGTCAGTGCCGCGATATATCTTAAAGGTCATGTAATGACAAACGGGGACCGGACATCTCTTATTACCGTCCGGTCTGCCGCTGCCGATCAGGCAGTTATTCAGCTTTATTACACGACCGCCGGCGGATTGCAATTGCTTTGCACTCAGGCCGCCGCCACTGCCGTTGGAACAAATCCGGTGTGTTCCATCAATCAGAATGAATGGTTTGTCGTAGAAATACGCGGATCAGTTCAGACCGGCGGGACAGGTACGATCGATTTCTTTGTGAACGGATTTCAGGTAGGCGCTCAGATTACCACGCTTACGAATGCCGCTATTACAGATTTGTATGTCGGCGCAACGAATGGAGACGCTGGGCATACGGCGGGATTGATCTTTTACGATGAAATCATTGCCGATTCCGATGCAGGGACAGCAGCGGTCCCGATTGGGCTTTACACTCCACGATATCCGGATAGTGTAATGTTTGGCGTCACTCGACATCTATTCGTTGGACCGGGAACGGTAAAAGCAGCTTCATTAATGACAGCAACCGCTAATGATAAATTGATGTTATTCGATACTGATGCGGCAAGCAGCACAGCAGAATTGAACGCTAAAGTTGAATGTCTTGTCGG